AGAAACTATACCTACTTTTTCACTCCCACCCAACCCTGCCGATTAGTCACGGCATAAAGTTGGGATTGGGGGCAATGCAGTATCTGCTGCCTGCACGGATGGACACTCCTCGGAGTGTGCTGGTAATACCATCAAGCGTTCTAGTCTGCGACAACCACCTTACTTTGGCTTGGTAGGGTTTAACTGTGCTTTAATTAGACAGCCAAGAGCATCGCATGTCAGTAGCGCGGCATGAGCACAGCTAGGGACTTAAAAGGGGGGATTGAAGTATCCCACAGTAAGGCGCGACGGTGGAGCGTCTCACCGAGGTCACGGAGGACCTCGTTAAAATAATCTTCGGGTGTGGTGATCACAATCTTCACCACCCTTGGCCGGGCAAATAACCGTTTCACACACAAATTTTTTACCATGGTCACAATCACAAGCGCAAAACGAGTTCTTGCTATCTCGAAGGGGTTGGTTACCCTTTCGTCCAAAATCGCCAGTTCTGGAGAGATCACAAACACACGCTTGGGGCTAGTTGCAGCTAGTTCCATTGCTGCCGGTACACTCGTTTACCGGTATGCACTACCCTGGCTTCAATCCGAGAACGCAATCTTGAGACAAGCTCTGGAAGGGGGTGGGTCAAACCCCGTGGATGTTGACTCAACTGTAGTTGAGCACCAGCCGGCACCTCAGAGAGAGGAGGTTCTGATGATCGGTGACGTGCCACTAGTCCTAACGGACGAAGTGGTACCGGTCGAAGCCGACGCACCAGCAAAGCGCCGTATCAGAAAGGGCTGCCGCGGGCAGTTCATTCGTGAAATGGTGGCCGCTGTGAAGTTGCGTCTAGGCACGCCACGATGTACCATGGCCAATCGCCGCGCCGTTCAGCGCGTGGCACGCGAGGAAATGCGTGAGTTTAATCTCCGCAAGACCGTCGCAGCATCGGTGATTCCACTGATCGTCGAGGCAACGTTTGTTCCCAGCAAGTGGGAGGTTCGTGCCGCGGAGGTCAGTAACAGCTGTCTCGCCCAAGCTCGCAAAGCCAAGATGGCTGTGCTGCTTGAGATGGCTGGTTTCACCACTGCTTAAAGCAGCTTGGGTGTTCTCTATGGGGAGCGTCATGTTACGACATTGACGCACCCGCAGCTGACCATGGAGATAGACACCCAGGCTGTGGCCCGGACGCGCCAGATCTACGTAGTAGAGGGGATCTCTGGCATCAAGCGTTCGTTAAATTGTAACGATCCCGATATCAACACCCTTAACACAGCATTGCTGGAGCGGGTCTTCTACCACAAGGTCGATGGAGAGTATCGATTAGTTGTGGACCCAAACCCCGTGGTCGTCAATGGACGATTGCGTGGGTTCAGGAAGTCTCTTCTCGGACATCTCGGAAGTGCCTCCCCTGTTTCCCCTGAGCAGTTTGCTCAGATGTACACTGGACGCAAACGAACGATTTATGAGAAGGCGGTAGAGGATTACACTATCAACGGTGTGCGCAGACGTGACGCATACAGTGATAGCTTTGTTAAGTGCGAGAAGGTACCAGCAGATAAGGCACCAAGGTGTATACAGCCTAGAAGGCCTGTCTATAACGTTGGCGTGGGGCGATATTTGAAGCCCATTGAGCATAGAATCTACAAGGCCATACAAAAGGTCTTTGATAGTAACACACCAGTTGTTCTTAAAGGATTTAACGCAGTGGAAACTGCGGACATAATCAAGAACAAGTGGGAGGAGTTTGAGAATCCAGTGGCGTTAGGGCTGGATGCAAGTAGGTTTGATCAGCATGTGAGTAAGGAGATGCTTGCATGGGAACACAGCATTTATAATGCCATGTTCCATTCGCCGGAACTGCGGCGGTTGCTCAAATGGCAAATCCACAATGTTGGATTTGGTCGGTGTGACGACGGCACAATCAAGTACAAAGTAGAAGGAAAGAGATTCAGCGGTGATATGAACACCGCTCTGGGAAACTGCTTGATTATGTGCGCCATGATACACGCGTATGGAC